GCGCGATCTGCGCCCTGAGCAATCCCAGGGTTCTTCGCGTAGAATTGATCCAAACCACCGCCAAGGAAGTCGGGCTGGTCACCTCCAGGACGACGAAAGCCACGATTTGGCGTAGGCATGGACTGGAACAGAGCGATTAAGTCCTGTGCAGAGAGCTGGTTACTCCCGCCGCCATTCCTATTCCCGCGCCGTTTTCTTGCGCGAAGGTTTGCTGCAACGTCGCCAGGACGCTGCATCGTGGAGGTTGTGCGCATTCCACCGTTGATAGCGGACTGAGCAATAGAATTGCCAAATTGGGAAAAGTCCATAAAATTATTGTTGTGAAAGTTTGCGTTGCATTTCAGCCCACTGAGCTTGCGCCTGAGCTTTAACTGGATCAACGGCGGGCTGCGACATTTGTTCCATCCCAGGAAGTTGAATGCCTTGCTGCTGAAGATACTGGTAAAGCACGGTTGGATCGTCAAAGCCCTGCGCGTTCTGTGGCATCGCACGACTTAACGCAGCCATGATAGCCTGCTGTTGCTGTTGTTCTTGTGCAGCCTGTTGTGCTGCAAATTGTTGGTCGTAACGCTGGCCTTGCATCTCTAGCTGCTGTTGTTCCAGCCCAAAGCTGCGATCTTGATTCGCTTGCTGCTGACCTTGTTGGTTTTGTTGAAGAGCAAGCTGCAAAATCTGCATCATTTGCGCCATGGGGTCATAGGCGGGTTGTTGCTGGCGTTGAGGAATCATAGTGGTTCGAGGAATTGTGAGTGATCTGTCGAATCTTCGTCTGTTGCAATTAGTTGTTCGAGTGCTCTTTCAGCATCCTTTGTAGGTGGAGGCAAATTGCCCTCAACATTTCCTACAAACTGCGAAACAAGTTTGTTAGCCTCGATGATCCCCTGATACATCAGGTATTCGCTGCCGTGCTTTGTAAACCAGTCGTCGTCTGTGCTAGCTGTCCAGTCGGGCCACCAAAAGCAGGCATCGACTGTGAGAATTTGTGTGCTTGTAGGCGCTGGGTGGAATGAAACCCGCTGACCATTGATAATGACGTAGTTCAATCCTAGAAGAGGGTCATTCCAATCTGTCGAATTCGCTGCCAGCGTGCCTGGATAGCGATCAAGGTTCCCTGGGCTTGAATAGCTCAGCGAAGCTCGCGCCTTCACCAAAGTGTCTTTATCCGTAGCGCGGAGAATTGTGTCAGTCCCATATTCCCCGCCTGCGATACCATCGCTCCCGCGAAGATACCAGTTCTTAACTTTTCTTACTTCTTGCGTCCCTGCGTCCCACCAGGTTATCCCAGTAGTCCAGTTAGCTCCTGTGGAACCCACCGAATAGTGGCCCCCCTTCAAGCAAGCAGCAAAATCATGTTCTCGCTCCGCAGTTTTACGGGCGTTGTTAAGAGCTGCAAGCAGCAGATCAACTTGATCCGCGCCTGAGCCTTTTACAAACACAGACGTTTCTCTGTGGAGATACGCTGCGATCAATGTTTTAAGCTGTCCGACTTTCATAGGGGGCCACTAAGTGGAGTTCAGTTACATACGACTAGCGCCGCCCTTGCCGTAGGTTTTCTTCCCAGGCTTAAAGGATTTACCAGTCTCAGTGTTACTCTGTGTTCCTTTCGGTTCACGAGCGTAGGGGTCAAGCATTTTGGTGCTTTTGACATCAACCGCTTTCGGTGAGTCACTTTCGTAGCCTTGTGTTGGTAGTGCCATATTGGTGTTATTTGAGTTAGAGTCCTTCCACGACCAGTCTGAAAGTTCCGGTTACATCCGCTGGGTCGTCACGGCTTGCATCGGTGGCTTGCGCCGGGTTGTAGAAGAACAGCTTTAAGCCAGCATAACTTGGGCAAGTGTGAAGCGCAAGCGCGTCGTCACTTTTCTGAGCCATACCAGAGCGAAGAATCTTCTGAAAGCCGAGTTGATCTGCAGCGATGTAGTTTGTTGCCCCGCCTTGCGACGAGAGAACAATTTCCAGCTGCAGAATTTTCAACTGCGGTGATGTGGTTGGGGATTTGAACCCCTTGACGACAGTCAGTGTCGTTGCTGATTTAACAAAAGCAGCCATGTTAGTATGTCAGGGAAGTGACGCCCTCCACGTAGAGATGGTTTTCAGGGAACTTGCACTCAAGCCCACCCTCACCCAGCCACTCGTCGCGGCGGCAGTCTTCGTCAGGAAGCTGACGATTTGCCAGAAGAGTGAGTTCGCGGTCGCTAAGATCGCGCCAGGCAAGGCAAGGCACGTCAACGATGAACGCACTTTGGTTATGCTGGGAGCGGTTCCACATCGGGTGGGTTTTGAGAACCAATTCACCCCATGGGGAAGTCCAGCGGGTAATAGCCATGCCGTAGCTATCTTCCTTGGTTTGCAGGTTGCGGGTCGTGATCGACATCGCCTTGCAATACTTCTGGAAGATGCTCATGAAACCATTGCCGCACTGCATCAGTTTCTCAGAAGCGCCAGGGAGCTGGTCCATAAACGCACGTTCCATGATGATCTCGAACTGCTCGATGGTCATCGAACCGTTGATCTTGATGATGCGCTTGTCGTTATTGGTTTCCCAGTTCACCGAGGTGAGGTCGATGCCGCCAGGGCGGTAGTCGAAAGCACCGCCGTTTCCGGTGTTGCCCTTTTCCCACTGTTCCAGGAACCACAGCAAACCACCAGTGAAGCGACGAGGAACCGTTTTGCCGCGCTGGTTGGTCACGCTGTCAACCTTGCGAACGCCGAAATACAGCGCGCCTTCCATGGCTTCGCAGATGCGGAACATATTTTGACGAGCCATCGTTTTGTAATGGCCGGTCTCATCCCATTCCATACCAGCTTTGAGCGCCGTGCCGGTGCTGTCAAAGGCTTCACGGAAGATCTGAGTGTAGTTCTCAGGTTCAATCGGAAGCTCAAGACCACCAGAGCGAGAAGTATCACCTTCAGGAGCAGCCTTGCCGATGAGGACAACGTCGATGCTGTTGGCGTCAGTGTCATTGCTAACACTTGCGACGGAGACAAGAGCCATGACTTTCAGTCGCGTGGTAGAACCACTTACGACTTCAGTGACGATGCCCTTGAGTTCAAGGTAAGCGCTCGCAGCAGCATTTGGCACGCGACGAAGCCAGATCACATCATCTACACGGAAACGCGTGTTGGAGGTGACGTAGAGGTTATAGGTTGTGTCCGCCGTCCAGGTGAACCCAGCAGCGGCTTCCGACGCGGTGTTTCCAGCATTCGCAAACGGGCCGTCACCGCCGGCAGCAATAGCGCCAGAAGTGATAGTCGTGCTTGCGACCGGCTGTTGACGACCTTCATACCAGTCGAACTTGGGTTTGTCGGTATCGTTTTTGTCCATCAAGGACAACAGGTAAAGAAGAGGCGTATTGCCCCATGGATATTTCCAGAAGATTTTGCGCAAGGCGCGAGCGGAGTAGCTAGTCTCCAAATCTGCTGAGCTGATTTGATTGAAGAGTGACATTGAATTTTGTGTTTGTTACTGACGTTGTTAGAGGTCAAAACTAGCTGCGCCATACTTCTGCACTGGACCTGGATTACCCTGCCCCTGCTTAGAAGTTCTGAACGAGCCGGCTTGACGTGTGTGACCTGGAGCTTGCTGTTGCTTCAACGCGAAGTCAGGCAGAATCTTCCGAATCACCTTCTTCGCACGCTGCGCAACGGTTTTGTAAACTTGTTCTGGCTGGAGCCCTTTAGCGCTGAATCCCTCAGCTGAAAGCTCCGCCATAGCCTGTCCGACTGCCGCGCTGTATTTTTTCAGCGCCGGGTAAGCCTTGGTCAGGTTATTCTGGAAAGCGGCAGTCCGTTGCTGCCTTTGTTGCTCCGCAAACTGCTGCTGCATTTCAAGCAGCGGAGCAAGTTGGTGCTGAAGCAGATGCTGTGTGGTCGTCATCGCATAACGATACGTGCCATCTTGAAGCTGTTGTAGCACTTCTGCCACCTGCTTCGGCGTAATCTCCGGGTTGCGCAGCTGAGCAATCAGCTCTTCCGTCACCTGTGGGCGACCAAGGCGCTGTTGAATCTCAGCCTCCGTGAGGGCCGTCTGACCTGGTTGCTGTCCCTGCCGCAATGAAGCGGCTGTGACTTCCGCAATCTGACGCACTAAGGCGTTTTGGTCAAGCTGTGCGGGTTGACGTTTTTGCTTAGGCGCACCGCCCGCAGGCGCTGGCTCCAAGTCATCATCGTCGTCATCGTCATCGTCATCTTCCGAAAACGACTCATCGTCGTCCTCATTTGTAGCGCCGTCACCAGCACCACCGTCACTGCTCGTGGCAGCTGCGCCCGCACCCGATTGGGTGAAGCTCGCAAATTCGTCCTCTTCTTCATTGAAGCCGAGGCGATTCATCAAAGACCAGTTAATCTTCATGGTTTGTTTGTGTTTTGTCTTGTGTTTCTTCGAGCTTTAGTTGCTCGAAACGTTCTTTCGCGTCTAGCTTTTCATTATCCAGCCACGAAAGTAAAACTTGATACTCCTCAGCCACGCCAAAGCAGCGTTCCCTCGCAAGAACACCCTCCATAGTCGTGGGGGTAACGAACACACTCGCCATGATACCTGTGTGCTGGCTTTTGATATAATCCATCAGCTCTCCGTAAATGGGATTTACCGACAAGTCTTCAAGTAAGGTTAGGCGGCGCGCGAAATCCTTGCTGTTTGGAGGGTCGATAGGGATTTCGTCGGTCATGGAAGGGCTGGTGGGAGGTTAGGATCGACGGGAGGCGCTGGGAGGCCTGGAGGTGGCATGCCAGGTGGCTGCTTCACCTTGAAGCGGGAGAGGTTTTTGACGCCACGGAGCGCGTAGATCTCGTTCAGCATGGCGGGGAGGTCAAGTTGCATGCTGGCAGCGACTTCGGGGTTGGATACCAGACCGAGGAAGAGCTCCTGGAGGGACTGAGCGACATAGTTACGCTCGGATTCGATGGTAGCGTCGTAAGTGAAGAAGTCCTCGGAGGAGTAGAGTTCGTATGGATTAGCGGGGTGGAAGAGGTCGTAGAATTGATCAGCCTTTTCAGGGCCGACAATCTTGGAGAATGTCGTGAAGGACATGTCCTGACGACAGGAAAGGAGGAGCTTACGACCGAGAGAGGCAAGGCCGCCATACCAGCACGAAGCTCCGATGAGCTTCATTCGTGCGGAAGCGCCTGCGTTCGCAGTGCGATTCTCTGTGGCGGAGCGACGTCCTGGGGCGAAAGCACCCATGGAATTTTCGTTTACTCCGGAAACCATGTAGAGGATACGGATGAGCGCCTCGGAGTCGTTGAAGTGGGAGGCGGTAGGGTCGGTTGTGCGGAGTTGCTCGATGAAGCGAGAAGTGCCCATACGAGGGGCGCTCTTTTTGAGGAGGATGAACGGGCTGTTGGTGTTCAGTGTGGACATGTCCACGTGTTGCTGGTCAACCACCAAGCGGCCGTCGATATTTCTGCGGACTGAAGCGACGCGGGCGTTGATAAGCCAGGTGATGACTTCCTGAATTGGGTCGATTAGCTTGGAGAGGGAGTCGGAGAGGTCGGCGTGTTGGTCGGGAAGGAGCTGAAGGATGTCGTATTGGAACTCATTCGCGGGGGAGTTAAGCGGTTGAAGGCCGATAATGCGACTGTCGTTGGCGTAGGTGATGACCCAGATCTCCTCGTCATCGGAATCTCCAAGCCCGTGTTCGGAAGGGATGAGGCGATACTGAACAGAAGTGCGAGCAACCATGCGATCACCTTTTGATTGCTTGCCTGTGAAGTTAGCAGGCTCGACGCCGTCAAGACGGTTTTCAAGTTTACCGCCGCGCGCAGTCCAGAGTTCGTTGTCAAACTCTTTAATGTGTTCTGTGCCAGCGAGGAAACCCTGTTTATCAAGGCGTTTAAGGTCTTTAAGGTTCACCGACTGCTCATCTGCGGCAAAACGACCTTCCTTCCAGCGAGGAAGTGGAACACGAGTGTCATAAAAGAAGTGGTACGGGGAGATGTTTTCGATCTTACAGCCTTCTTTGAGGATAACCTCTTCTTCGACAGATTCTTCCTCCTGTGGAATAGTAAGGTCACTGGGGTCGAAAATGAAAGAGACATCTTCTTCGGTGCTCTTATTCTCAACAAAGACAGATTCATATTCCCAGCTGGTTTTAAGCACGCCTAGAGAGAAGCGAACCATGTCCAGAAGTGCTTCAACCAGTCGCATGTGGTAGTTTGTCTGACGGACTTCGCGATCGACGACGGCCTGGGCAGTCTCACGGAGTTCGTAATCCTCATTACCTGTTGCAGAGAGCTCAAAGACGCTGTCCTTTGAGGTGAGGGAGACGAAGAGGAAGGTGACGAGCGTGTTGCATTGAGCGTAAGTCAGAGGAACCACCATCTTGGCAGGTTCTCCCTTTTGCTTCGCGCGAGCGTCGGAGACGTCGATGACTTTTTTCCTCTTGTAGGTCGCCAAGGACTTGTCCCACTGAGTAAAGTTGCTCGCGATGAATGTGCGCGAGCTATTCACCGCACCAACAACCTCTTCGAGAAGCTCTTGGATGTTATCTGGATGCTCTTCGAATTCGAGCATTTCGATGATTTCAGGTGTCATTGGGAGAAGGAGTTTAAGTCACCGTCAGCAAACGGGGTAAGGTCAAGTTCTTTGTCGGAGGATTTAGAGGGTTTCTCACTTAACGGTTCACTGTCAGGGCTAACCCATTCCAGCCCATGTGAAACCGCCCGGTAGAAACATTCCATCATGTGGTCATCTTTATCAACTGGTTTTTCCTTTTCTTTCTGCCAGGTGTAGAGGAAGAACTCCCGGATGGTTTCAGTGCAGGAAGAACAAAAACGAATGAGCCCAAGTTCGACCTTACGACCGGCGATGGTGTAGGTCCGCGTGGATTCCAGCGCTTGGCGGGCCTTCTGAATCCCAGTTTTAAGCTCCTTTGTAGCACGCTGGACATTGATGCCGTAAGCCCAAAAGATGTCCGCTAGGCAGGAGCCATCCACTGGATTTGCAATAAAAGCACTCTGGTCGATCACACAAAGATACGGGTTTCTTCCGTTTAAGATTTCAAGAATCGCCTCGCAAAACGTGTTAATATAGCAGTCTGCAAAAATCTCTTGCCAACAAAAGGCCTCGCC